TAGCTTTGATCCTAGATAACAATTATTAATTATTATTATATTATATTATGGCAAAAAAGAAAAAAGAAGAAGTAGTCGAAAAGGCTGCTGAAGACAACGTTGTAAAAGTTGATCTTAGTAAAAAAGAAACAAAAAAAGATGACAACGTCATTAAAGTAGATTTAAGTAAACCACCAACACCAAAAGAAAATGAAGTTACAAAAGAAGTTAAAGAAGATAACGCTGACAACAGCGGAGTGGTTGAGCTCGTTGAAGATGCCGACACCGCAGAAAAACAAGAAGAAGTACAGCCGGAAGCTGAAGCACAAGAAGAACAACCAGTTTTAGAAGAAGTTACTGAAGAAGAAGTTGATGAACAAGTAGAAGAATTAACTGAAGAAGTTGAAGAAGCTATAGAGCAAGCTCAAGAAACTGGTAAGGCAATACCAGAGAATTTACAAAAAGTTGTAGATTTTATGGAAGAAACTGGTGGTACACTAGAAGATTACGTAAGACTTAATCAAGATTTTTCTAGTTACGATGATATGACAGTATTAAGAGAATACTATAAACAAACAAAATCTCACTTAACAGGAGATGAAATTGAATTTTTAATAGAAGATTCATTTTCATATGACGAAGACGAAGAAGATGAGAGAGAGATTAAAAAGAAAAAAATAGCGTTAAAAGAGCAAGTTGCCAACGCTAAACGCCACTTAGACGGGCAAAAGTCTAAATACTATGAAGAAGTTAAGGCTGGTTCAAGGTTAACAACCGAACAACAAAAAGCTGTAAACTTTTTTAATAGATATAACAAAGAGTCGGAAGAAACTCAAAAAATAGCAGAAAAACAAACTAACACTTTTAAATTAAAAACTCAACAAGTTTTTAACGATAAATTCAAAGGTTTTGAATACAACGTCGGGGACAAGAAGTACAGGTTTAATGTAAACAATGCTGAAGAGGTAAAAGAAACACAAAGCGACATTAATAATTTTGTCAAGAAGTTCTTGAATAAAAATAACGAAATGTCAGACGCTAAAGGTTATCACAAGTCTCTATTTACAGCTATGAATTCTGATGCTATTGCTAATCACTTTTACGAGCAAGGAAAAGCTGACGCTATGAAAGAAAGCGTTGCTAAGGCTAAAAACGTAAGTATGGATCCTAGGCAATCATTTTCTAACGATAACACAAGTGGCCCTAAGGTAAGAGTGCTTAACGACGATGCTTCTTCTACTTTTAAGTTTAAAATTAAAAACAAATAATAAATTTAAAATTACAAAATTATGGCAATTACAGCAGGAGATAATTTAAACAGTGTTGCAACTTCTACTCAGATGACATTAGTTAATAACTATATTGACTTCACAGCATCTGGTACAGCAGGTTGGGCACAACAATACTTGCCTGACTTAATGGAGAAAGAAGCTGAAGTATTCGGTAACAGAACAATTTCAGGTTTCTTATCACAAGTTGGAGCAGAAGAGGCGATGTCCTCAGACCAAGTAATCTGGTCAGAACAAGGAAGATTACACTTAAGTTACAATGGTACATTAGATGTGTCGGCTAATCAAATTACTATTGGTACTGATTTAGATGGTAATACTGGAGGTAGTTCTCACGGTATTAGAGTTGGTGATACTATATTAGTATCTAGCTCTCGTGATGGTGCAACTACACAATGTTACGTTAAAACTAGAACAGCTGGTGCTGCTACTATTGTAGCTTTACCTTACAAAGCGGCTCTTATGTCTGATGCTGCTGCAGGTTCTCTTACAGATGGTTCTTGTACTGTAATGGTATATGGATCTGAGTTTGCAAAAGGTACTAACGGACAAAGCTCTTCTAACGAGCCAGTTCACAAAAGTTTCACTAACAAGCCAATTATACTAAAAGACTTTTATCAAATCAATGGATCTGATGCGTCTCAAATTGGTTGGGTTGAAATTTCTGGTGAAGATGGTCAAAACGGTTACCTATGGTACTTAAAAGCAGAGGGAGACACTAGATCTCGTTTTGCTGATTACGTTGAAATGTCAATGGTTGAGTCTGTTAAAGCTTTAGCAGCTTCTACAATTCACGACGACTCAGTATATGATGGAGGTTCTGGTGTTATAGCTAACACTGATCCTGGTACTGAAGGTTTATTTGCTGCTATTGAAGATAGAGGTAATATAACTTCTGGTGTTACTGGTGTTAGTGCTTCTACTGATTTAGCTGAATTTGACGCTATCTTAGCTGAGTTTGACAAGCAAGGTGCTATTGAGGAAAACATGATGTTCGTAAATAGAGCTACTTCGTTAGCTATTGACGACATGTTGGCTAATATGAATTCTTACGGGGCTGGTGGTACTTCTTACGGAGTATTCAACAATTCTGAAGATATGGCATTGAACTTAGGTTTCTCTGGTTTCAGAAGAGGTTCTTATGACTTCTATAAGTCTGACTGGAAATATCTAAATGACAAAGCTACAAGAGGTGGTGCTGTTGAATCTTCTAGTGCAATTAGAGGAGTTATTGTACCAGCGGGTGTATCTACGGTTTATGACCAACAATTAGGAAAGAATCTTAAAAGACCTTTCTTACATGTTAGATACAGACAAGGTCAAACAGAAGACAGAAAAATGAAAACTTGGATCACTGGTTCAGTTGGAGGAAACGTTACAACTGATTTAGATGCAATGAATGTACATTACTTATCTGAAAGATGTTTAATAGTACAAGGTGCTAACAACTTTATGTTAATGAAATAAGCACTTATTATTTTAAGGATCGAGGCTTCGGCCTCGACCCTTTCTTTTTATTAATTTTATTATATATTATATTATGGCAAAAAAACAAAAAACAGAAGTGGAACCAACTCCACAGGTTGTAGAACAACCAAAAGTTGAAACACCGGTTGTGGAAAAACCATTACCAAAAAAGAAAAAAGATACTTGGGAGGTAAAAGACAGGCAATATTACTTAAGAGGTAATTTAAGTCCTTTAAGTTATAGCATTAAATCTTCAAACATATATTGGTTTGACGAAGAAAAAGGATATGAAAGAGAAATAAAGTGCACGTCTAATCAAAGAACTCCTTTTGTTGATGAAATGGTAGGTGATCAAAGGTTAGAGCATGTTGTGTTTAGAAACGGAACTTTATTCGTGCCTAAAAACAAAGTTGTTTTACAAAAAATATTATCGCTGTATCACCCAGACAAAGACAGAAAGTTTCATGAAAAAGATTACCAACAAGAAGCTGCAAGCGAAATAGATATTTTAGAACTAGAAATTGAAGCACTAAACGCTGCACAATCTATAGATATAGATATGGCTGAAGCTGTAATGCGTGTAGAATTAGGCTCTAAAGTGTCAGAGATGAGTTCTAAAGAACTTAAAAGAGATTTACTATTATATGCTAAGAGAAACCCTGAGTTGTTTTTAGATTTAGTAAATGATGAAAACGTTATTCTTAGAAATTTTGGTATTAAAGCAACAGAAATGGGGTTATTGAAACTATCTCAAGATCAAAGAACTTTCACTTGGGGATCTAATGATAGAAAACTAATGAACGTTCCATTTGATGAACATCCATATTCAGCTTTAGCCGCTTGGTTTAAAACTGATGAAGGTATGGAAATCTATTCAAATATAGAAAAACGATTAAATTAATCAAACTGTAGGAGCGGTCGCTCTACGGGGCGATCGCAAACTACAATAAAAAATTATGGTAAACATAGATACGGTATATCAAAGAGTGCTAGCAATAGCTAATAAAGAACAAAGAGGATATATAACTCCACAAGAGTTTAACTTATTTGCTAACCAAGCCCAAATGGATATATTTGAGCAGTATTTTTATGATATAAATCAATTTAATAGAATACCAGGTAATCACACAGAGTATTCTGATATGCTTACTTTATTAGAAGAAAAAACAAGTATATTTAAAAGTCAAGTTAGTTTAAACTACAATGGTACTGTTTTTCAAAATCCTCAACAACATAACCTTTATAGATTAGGAACAGTTTTATATAAAGGTAGAGAAATACAAAGAGTTGATTATGCTGAGCTTTTACAAATAAGCAAGTCACCTTTAGTTAAACCAACTGAAACTTATCCTGTATATTACGAAAGGGCAGATGGTTTAGTAATAAAGCCAAAAACTATAACTGAAAAAGTAATTTGCACGTACGTTAAAAAACCTTTAAAAGTTGAATGGGGTTATAGTGTTGTTGGCGAAACAGCGTTGTACGACGCTACAAAAGCTCAAGATTTTGAACTACATGTTTCAGAAGAAAACAATTTAGTTTTAAAAATATTAGCTTTAGCTGGGATTACATTGCAAGATCCTGGAGTTTATCAAATAGCAACAGCTGAAGATCAAAAAAATATTCAACAACAAAAATCATAATAAATGGGATTAATAGATAAAACAGCAAGAGAATATTACGAAGGCGCTGACGGTGTTCAAAATAGTGGTGTTAATAATTATGGTGAATATCAATTTGTATCTTTAGAAACTATAATAAATCAATTTATAATTGCTTATGTTGGAGAAGATAACATAATACCAAAAGCAAAAAGAACAACTGTTCAATTTCATGCTCAAAGAGCTTTGCAAGAATTAAGTTTTGACACCTTAAAGTCAATAAAGTCTTTCGAAATGGAGGTTCCTCCATCTTTAAAATTACCATTACCACAAGATTATGTTAATTACACAGGTTTGTCATGGGTTGACTCCGCTGGTGTAAAAAGAAAAATATACCCTACTTCAAAAACTTCAAACCCTGTTGCTTACCAACAAAACTCAGATGGGAGTTTTAAATTTGAAACAAACAGTTATATTAGAAAAACTGAAGGTGGAGGAAATGAAATTGTTACGTATACGTTTACAACACCTACAAATGAAGATGGTAACCCCATTGATCCTGAAGTAACAATGACAACTACAATCACGCCAATTATACCGGCTTCTAACCAATACGAAGAGTATGGTATAACACAAAGTGGTCTTCAAACGTCAAAAGACGGCACTGGAGATGTAAAGTCTATTAATTTATTACCTAAATTTGCAAAAGAAACTAGAGTAGCTATTACAAATTCAAGTGGTTATCAAAATAAAGAAATATCTTACGGGCCTGGAACCGCAATGGAAATGAACTTTTATACAGCTGGTCACGATATAGAGGTTGGCATGACAATATTCGCGCCTGGTATACCACCAAACACAACTGTAAAAACTGTTGGAGATTCTACTAGTGTAAATTATCCAGGCATGGGAATAACAATGACAAACCCTGTTTATGAACAATGGCTTTTAGATGGTAGCGCAAGTGTTAAGAATGGTTATCCTTACGATACTCAGATATTAGGCGAAGAAGTTATATTTGTAAATTTAAACAAAGAATCTACTTCGTGGAATAAATATAAATCTCACACGCCTACTACAACAACTGATGACTATGAAGACGACACTAGATGGTACGCTGAAGGGCAAAGGTATGGAATAAGTCCTCAACACGCCCAAGCTAATGGATCTTATTATATAGATGACAATGCTGGCACGTTACATTTCGGTTCTTTTTTGTCTGGAAAAACTATTGTTTTAGATTATTTAAGCGATAGCCTAGGTACTGATAAAGAAATGAAAGTTCACAAGCTAGCTGAAGAGGCTATGTACAAGTGTATAGCATACGGAATAATGTCAACAAGAGCAAATGTTCCTGAGTATTTAGTTCGTAGATTTCAAAAAGACAAGTTTGCAGCAACAAGAAAAGCCAAGCTAAGATTATCAAATTTAAAATTAGAAGAATTAACTCAAATACTTAGAGGTAAGTCTAAACATATAAAACACTAATATATGCCGGAGATTAAACATGTTTTCACTCAAGGCAAGATGAATAAAGACCTTGATGAAAGACTAGTAGAAAATGGTCAGTATAGAGACGCAATGAATATACAAGTGTCAACTTCAGAAGGTTCTGATGTTGGTGTTGTTCAAAACATATTAGGTAATGTTAATGTTTTTCCTAACAACCAAATACATCCTAACTCTGTTTGCGTTGGCGCTATTGCTGACGAGAAAAATAACTGTTTCTACTGGTTTGTTTATCACAATGAAAAAAACTTAATATTAAAATTTGACGGTAGGTATGTTACTTTTGTTTTTGTAGATACAGAAAATGTTTTAAAATTTAGTAATAGTCTTATAACAGGTGTAAACATAGTAGATGATTTCTTATTTTGGACAGACAATAAATCAGAGCCTAAAAAAATAAATGTAACAAGAAGTATTAATGGTACAGATCAAACCGGCGATTACCACACTTGTTTAGAAGTGCCAAAAAGAAATATTACAAAAGATGATGGTATAAAAGTAAGAGAAGAACATATAACTGTAATAAAAAAATCACCTAAAACAAAGCTTGTATTAGATCCTGTTTTTGAAAAAAATATAAAATCTACAACTAACTTTGATTTTACTTCAGTAACTACTGGTAGTTTAGCGCAAATTTATTTTAATAATTTCCCAAGCTTTATCAGTGGTTACAAAGTTAACGATATACTTTTAGTTAAAGAAAGCGACGGAAGTGTTATTGTTAGGATGAAAGTAACACAAGTGCTTATATTATCAGATGGTCTTTATGAAGTTGAATTTTTATCAATATCTAGCGATATAACTAGCGGAGCTACTTACGATGTTGAAAAAGAAGATATAAGCGATTTATTTGAAAGAAAATTTATAAGATTTGGTTATAGATACAAATACCAAGACGGTGAATATTCTTCTTTTTCACCTTTTACTGATGTTGTTTTTAAACCAGATCTTTTTGAATATTCTGCTAAAGACGCTTATAATAAAGCGATGGAAAATAATTTAATTTCTTTAAAGTTAAGAAATTTTATAACAGCTGAAATGCCTGAAGATGTTGTTCAAGTTGATATACTTTACAAAGAATCTAACTCTCCTGTAGTTTACATTGTTGATAAGTTAAAATATCAAGATCCAACTCAAGTAATAGTTGGAGCCGATGATAAAAATTATATAAACGCTAATTTATATGAAATTACTTCAGATCTTATTTTTACTGTTGTTAGTTCTAATCAACTTTTAAGAGCTTGGGATAATGTTCCGAGAAAAGCCTTAGCACAAGAGATAACAGGAAATAGAATAGTATATGGTAATTATGTTCAAAACTATGATGTAGAAGAAAAACCTCTTTTAGAAGCTGGTTATATTAATAGATTTAACAACAGTGTAACTTTTACTAACAATTATTTTGAAAACGAAACAAACGTTGTAAATCCAACACAAAATGTTGTTGAAACTCTATATGGACAAAAATCACTAAAATCATTAAGAAACTATCAATTAGGATTAACTTATCTAGATAAATATAATAGAGAAACACCTATATTTACTAGTTCTGAATCTATATTTAACATTCCAAAAAAATACGCTGACAATGAATTAAAAATTACTGGTCAAGTTAGGACTTTAGCGCCTGACTGGGCAGAGTCATTTAAAGTATATATAAAAGAAACTTCTACAGAATACTATAACTTGGCAATGAGTAGAGTTTACAATGCTGAAGACGGTAATGTTTGGCTTGCTTTTCCGTCGTCTGAAAGAAACAAAGTAGATGAAGAAACTTTTTTAATATTAAAAAAATCAATAGGCAATGATAATTTAGTCGAAGAAGAAGCTAAATATAAAATACTAGCTATAGAAAATGAAGCGCCTGAATATATAACTCAAGAAATTGTTTCAATAGCAGAAATAGATTGTGGCGGCTCAACTAGCTCTACAAACGTTTTTGGTATATATAGCCCTGTTGTTAATTCAAAAGATTTTAGAATAGTAGAAAACGCCTGGTTAAATAACGCCACAGAACCTTTACATACTATTACTGAAGATTTAGTATTTTATTTTAAAAATACTTTGACTAACGAGTATACAAAAACTTATGATATAAAATCTGTTTCTTTAGACAACGCATATTATAAAATAACTTTAGATAAAGTTTTTGAAACTCAAGATGCTGAGTTAATTTATCCAAACTATCCAACAACAACAAGCGGTGGGGTTTTGGACTTAGGCGATAACTTGCAAATAATTATTTCTAAAAAAACTTCAATTAAAGAAAGCTCTCAATTTAAAGGCATGTTTTTTGTAAAAATTAATAGAGATTCTATTGTTGAAGAAAACGTTTTAATTAATCAAAATTTTAATGATTATGAAATATTCAACAGCATGCCTACTCATTATTTTTCTGACAATTGGGCAATGCCAGGTCTTAGTGGAGGAAACACAACATATAACTCAACAATAACTGCTGGTCAATGGGCTAACTTACTTGATTATGGTGGAAATAATAACCCTTTATTTCCAGACGATCACGAGTTAAGCACAAATGGACCTGCAATTGGTGGATTTTTTATTGACAAAGCTTGGACTGCTGGCGTGCAGCCAGGCGGTGGTGCTGCCAATAGCGATGTAAATAGCGCAGGGCACGTTTGGGGAAGCGTTTGGAATTTAGTTCAAATCTGGAGGGATGAAACTAATGTTTTAGCAGGGTCTCCTTATTCTCAGACATATACTATGAGTTTGTTTCCAACAGTTGATGTAATAAAGACAAGACTTAATAATAACAATAGATATGTGTTTTTTAATTTTGTTTGGAATTGGTTTCACCAAACAAGAGGCAATGAACCTAGCACCAACTCTGACACGCCAGGAACCCATTTGCCATCTATGTCAGTTCCGCAAGAAGTTAGAGATATAGTAGAGTGGTTTAATCCTGATACTAACGCTACAGAAACTATTCCTACCACGCTTACATATACTAAAAATCCTAGCTTTGGAAAAGGCATATACACAAACTCTAACGGAAAACATTTTGTGCAAGTTGCTTTTTCTAAAATAGGTGATGATACTGACACAGGCGGTGCAAACGCTGGTTTTGTAGATAATAATAACAATCTTACATATGGTAGTTTTAACAACACTAGTACTTTTGATATTAGAGCAAACATAACGTCTCAACAAGAGTATGCAAACGATTATAGCGCTACAGACGATGAATTATTACTTATAGCAAATAATATGGTTGTTGGAAAAAGATTTAAAATCAGATCTGACGATAATATAGATAATATTTACACAATACAAGGTATTAAAAGAATTAGAAAATATAATCATACTAGTTTTTTAGAGGTTGTAAACGCTTTTTGGTCTTGGAAAAACGCTGGTGCAAATCAATCAGGTAGCGAATGGCAGGATTTAGGAAACAGCTGGTCAAACTTTGGTACAAATTACAATAGAAGATATGTTTTTGAATTAGAGTTAGATCATAGTTTAGAAGATGTTCAAATAAACAACAAGAGCATAACTCATGCAGACAATTCTGGTCTAGAAAAAAGTGTTTCTTTTCAGTTTTTAGAGCCAAAATACAATACCACTACAAAACAAAAAATATCTGAAAATCCAGCGATGTGGGAAACAGAACCAAAAGAAACCGCTGATTTAGATATTTATTACGAAGCTAGTGAAATAATACCTTTAAAGCTAAACGAAAAAAATAATGAAAGTTTTGCTCCTTTGGGAAGCGTTGTTACCTGTCCTGCTAGGCCTAATTCTTTAGTTGCGCTTACTTACGTTGTCTCTTGGGATGGAGATAAAATAACATTTAACTCTCCATTAATTTTAGATGAATATTTACCACCTGGCGAAAGCTTAGTAAGATTATATTTTACAAGGCCAGATAATTCTTATACAACTTTAGCTATAGATGTAAATGCTACGCTAGCAACTTCACCAACTGGTCTTATGTCTGACAGTTCACTTCCACTTAATACTTATATAGTACAAACAAATGTTGGTAAAAATCCATTTGCCCTTTCTTGGTTTAACTGTTTTTCTTTTGGAAATGGTGTAGAGTCAAATAGAATAAGGGATGACTTCAACCAACCAATAATAGATAAAGGTGTTAAAGTAAGCACTATTTTAGAAGAAAATTATGAAGAAGAAAGAAGAAGTAGTGGTTTAATATATTCTGGTATATACAACACTAATAGTGGTATAAACAATTTAAATCAATTTATACAAGCAGAAAAAATAACTAAAGATTTAAATCCTACTTATGGTAGTATACAAAAATTATATCAAAGAAGAATTAATTTAATAGCTTTTTGCGAGGATCGTGTAATTAAAATATTATCAAATAAAGACGCTTTATACAACGCTGATGGCAATATTAACTTAACAGCTACAAATAGAGTTTTAGGTGACGCAAATCCTTTTGCTGGAGACTATGGTATATCTAAAAACCCAGAAAGTTTTGCTGTAGACAACTATAGAGCTTATTTTACTGACAAACAAAAAGGAGCCGTGCTTAGATTATCAATGGACGGTATAACGCCAATATCACAATATGGCATGTCTGATTATTTTAAAGATAATTTAAAGTTTAATGGTAGGTTAATAGGTAGTTTTGATGTTAAGAAAAACGAATATAATTTAACAATGCCTAATACTGATAAAACTGTTTCTTTTAAAGAGTCTGTTAATGGTTGGTCAAGTTTTAAATCTTTTGTGCCTGAGCAAGCAATTAGCGTAAACGGTGATTATTACACTTTAAAAAATTCTTTACCTTATCAACATCATTTAGAAACTTATGGTCGTGATAATATGCCTGTTGATAGAAATACTTTTTATAATAAATATACACCTTCTTCCGTAAGTGTTTTATTAAATGACATGCCTAATGTTATAAAAATGTACAAAACTTTGGGTTATGAAGGGTCGCAGTCTAACGTTGATATAAACACTGAAGGTTTAGAAACAGGTTATTATAACTTAGAAAATAAAGACGGTTGGAAATCAAAAATAAAAACTGATAAACAAGAAGGTGTTGTTTCAGAGTTTATAGAAAAAGAAGGCAAGTGGTTCAATTATATTAAAGGTATTAATTTTGACGAAGTTATTGATTTAAGAACTAAAGAGTTTTCATTTCAAGGTATTGGTAGACCAGCTAGTTTTAAAATAAATTTTGATAAGCCTGTAGACTCTGACCCACCACCACCTCCACCACCATCACCATTTTCATTACCTTCTTTTAGTTTTACTTATGGTGCGCCTTTAACAAATTTACAAGGGCAGCAAAATCCAAATATAATAAGTAATATTTCTTGGCAAGGTCAAACTTGGGCTCTCATGAGCTTTACTCTTGATATTCAACCAGCATTAAACATACCATCTGTTAGTAGTGGGGTAGAATATGAAATAACAGAACTTTATTATATTGACGTATATGGTAATCAATTTTCTTTAAACTATATACCTTCTGGTGGATTAATGACACCACCATACAATTTAGTAGGCTCAGGATCTAATTATATTTTCCAAAACTACAACAACTCAAACACGTTATCTCCTTTAGTTAGTTTGTTTACAACGCCAGAGCTTATAACCTCAAGTGTTCAAACTGGAATTCCTTTTAATATAGATGGTGCTATATTTTTAAATCCACCTACAGGTATAACTGGTACAAATTGGCCTATTGATATAACTTGTACAGTAACAGCTACAGATTCAAGCGGGGTTGTTGCTACTCATACAGAAGTATTAAGTATAACAGTGTAAACTATGAAAATAATAAATAATATAACGATAGATATGTCGCCGATGCCTTCGGCTGTAACTACTAGAGATTTTACAGTTGAAGGAGATCCAGGCGCCGTGTTTACAATGACAGTTACAAATGAGGATGGTCATTTTTATAACTTTTCAGAAGATGCCGGGGTTGCCTTAGCTTTTTCAGCAACACCCGCAAACTTAAAAGCTAAAACTATTAACGAGACAGGTGTGTACACTGGTAGTATACAATTTCCAGCAATAACAGACGATGATCACTATATTATTACTTTGTATGCTGACGGTTCTAGTAATACGGCTTTAGACAAATCTCTTTCTAGTAATAAAATTTATATTTTACCAAGAATACAAAAATATCATGATACTACTGTAACTTTTGCAGTAGCTTCTGCTGGAAGTTCTGGTACTTACACAGCAAATCCGCCAGCTAGTAACGTCACTTTTACAAGACCTAGTTATTTAGTTAAAAATAGTAGTAGAGAAGCAAAAGCAATTAGTTGGTCGGTAGCGCTTGGTTCTAGTCAATTTATTATAGCTAGACAGCCAATAGGATCTGACTTTCAATTTACAACAACTAAAACAACTTATAGTGATAGTTCTGGAACTAGTATAGAACTAACAGACATATCTGGTCTTGCTGTTAACATGGGTGTTACTGGTACGGGTATAGCTGCAAATTCTGTTATAAGAGAAATAATACCTGGCTATTTAAACGCTAACAAATCTTATGACGATACAAACATTTATGACATACCATTAGCAACAGCAACAGATTTAAATGAAAATGAAATTATTAGCAAAAGTACTGGTGGCACTATTGTTATTAATAATAGTTCTACTTGGGGGGCGGCAGCAACTTTAACTTTTACAGGTAAAGGATCTAGTCATTCAAAAATTTTTAATAATACTAGTTTTAGTATTAAAAATTTAGCTTTAACTATTGATCCTGTTGTTACAACTACAGACGCTGTTGTTTCTAATAGCACAACAATACCTATAACAAGCACAAATGGTATAAAAGCAGCTGATACAGTATTAATGACAGGTATAGGTGTTACAGACTCTTCACCGCACGTAGATTCTGTTAGCGCTGGAGTAAGCGTAACAGTTAGTAGTAATCAAACAATTGAGAACGGTCAAACAGTAACTTTTACTGGAAGTAGTAGATCAGCAACAATAACAGGTGATTTTACTGTGTCACAACATGGCACAGACGACATGACATTAACTTTAGCTTTAGATAATATTTTAACAGTAGGATAATATGGAAATAACATTAACATTTAACGAGCAATTAAATATTTCTTTACAAAAAGGAGATACAGTTTGGTACTTAAACACCAATGTTGTTGGTGGTTATGACGTTGCTAAATCTTCTCTTGCTAAAAAACTAGGTGTTGTAAAAGAAATAAATAATCAAAACAATGAAATTGTTGTTGATAGTGATATTAACGATCCAACATTAAATTTAGAAGATGTTTTTATCATGTTCTCTAAAGATAACATAGCCAACACATCTAGTTTAATTGGTTATTACGCAGAAGTTTTTTTAGAAAATAATTCAAAAGAAAAAATAGAGCTATTTGCTGTTAACTCAGAAATAGCTGAAAGTAGTAAATAACACGTAAAAAGTGTAATTATAAATAAGTATAAATAAAAAATAAATATTATGCCAGTAGGTAAAAAGAAAAGTCCGGCTAAATTTTTAGGCGCTGTAGCTCTTGGTTTAGGAGTTGTGCAAGGCGCTAGCCAAATTATTGGTGGTATAAGCGAAAGAAGAAGATTAAAAAAAGAAGGACAAAGAGCTAGAAAACAATTTAAAAGAAATTTAGGTGATTTACAAGGTTTAACTTTTGAAAATCCATATGCAGATTTACAAACGTCATTTCAAAATCCTTATGAAGATTTAACTGTAAACCAACAGCAAGCAGAGTTTCAAGCTGAACAAGGCGCGCAAGCTAGAGCTAATATATTACAAAGTCTACAAGGCGCTGCTGGTGGTAGTGGTATTGCTGGTTTAGCGCAGACATTAGCTAATCAACAACAGCTGCAAACACAGCAAATATCTGCTGATATAGGACAGCAAGAAGCTAGAAACCAAATGTTAGCTGCGAGAGGAGCTGAAGGTGTTCAAGAAATGGAAGCGCAAGCACAAATGAATGTTCTTAAAGGTGAAGATATTAGACAGTCAAGAGAAAGACAAAGAACAATGGATATAATGAGTTTAAGATCTGGCCAGCAAGCGTTACAAAGAGATATAAGACAACAAAAAGCGCAAGCAACACAACAAATAGTTGGTGGTGTAGGTACTATGGCTGGCGCCGCGTTTGATGCTTACGGCATGGGTATGTTTGGTAGTGGTAGTGGCGGTGGTGGTGTAACGTTACCTGAAACAGACATGGCTACAACACCAAGATACTCAAGTGTTACTCAAACTGGGCCAGATTTAACAAAAAGAATATATAAACCTTAATAATATGGCAAATTTATTTCAAATAGGATATGGTGGTGGACCACCAAAAGCAATAGATTACTCAAAAGCATTAGATCCTTTAGCTCAAAAAATTGGTGCTAGACTAAAAGAAAGTAAAGCTAAAACTGACGCTTTAATTAATAATATGCCTCAAGGTGTACCTATTGATAAAGTACCTGAGCAATTACGTGGTCAAGTTACAGATTTTTTAACTAAAAACAAACAAGCGTATGTAGATGCGTCTAAAGTTATTGCTAGTGGTATACCATCTACAGATCAAAGATACATTGATGCCGTATCAACTATAAACCAAGTCGATGCTAAATTTAAAAACTTAAGTAATACGCTTGAAGATATTGCATTAAAAAGACAAGCTGCATTAGACGGTAGAGAACATGGTAAAGGTTCTTTAAGTTGGCAAGTTAGTGACCACGAAGATTTAGCTAATGGCACTATGTATGATAACATGACTATACAAGATGATGGTGGTTTTAATTATAAATCTAATGATACCGTAGAAAAACGTTGGGCTGACTATTCTAATACTTTTCAAACAAGCAGCGTAGGCGCAGATTCTTTTTATAACTTAAATGATAGTTATACTAAAGCAGGTCAACAAGGAACTACAATAAAAGAAACACGAGCTAGAGAGCAGTTTAGAGGTATTTTAAGCGGATTAAAAACTGATGGTGCTAGAGACTTTATGTTTTCTGATAGAGAGTTTTTAGCAACAAAAATTAAAGCAGAGTTTGGCACTAATGAATATAATAATGAATTAGATAAATTAGTTAATGGTGGAAACACTGAAACTTTATTAAAAGAGTTTGAAGATTTTAAAATAAAACAATTAACTACTTCTAACACAAATAGCGTGAATAGATTTAATCAAATGCTAGATTTAAAAAATCAAGATTCTAAAGGAGAAACTTTTAGTTACGGATTTAGATCTTTTAAAATGATCAACAAAGCTTTAGATAGGTTAAGAAATTTAGTAAAAAAAGAAGACGGCAGCATAAAACTACCTAATGGACGTAGTGTAAATTGGAGTAAAAAAGATAATTCTTTTATTGTTGATGGTACTTTATATAGTGTTCAAGAAGTATTAGACGATGCTTTTGACAGCTTATACACCGTTGAAGACGTATTTGGTGATTATGACTTTACATTAGCAAGTGAAGAAACAACTGGGAAAAAGTCTAGTAATATACAACTAGTACCAGCAGGTGGTTCAAAAAAAGGAATACAAGGTTTTTTAAATAGAAAAGGTCAACAACTTGAAGAAGTTTTAACTGAAAAAGAAGACTAATATGCCATTACCACCGTTAAACAAAAACACTTTACCGCCTATAGGAGGCATGCCAAAACAAGAAAGTATTGATTGGTTTGGTCAAACTTGGTTTGGTAGAGGTTATAAAGCTGCTAGCACAACTGGTGAAGCTACAAATCTTATGTCTCAAGACTTTTCTAATATAAGCGCTGAAAGTATACAAGATTTTATAAAAGCTAAAAAGCAAGAATCTACAACTTATGTTGAGTCTGAGTCTATGAAGAAGTTTCAAGAACAATACGTTAAAGAAGGTAAAACATGGTCAGCATTTTTTAGAGGTGTAAAAGAGCAACCTGGTTTATTGCCAGAATTATTTGTTCAGTCTTTAGGTACACAAGTTGGTACTTTGTTTGATTCTCCTGGTGCTTCTTTAGGAGCTGTTGCTGCTGGTGCTGGAGTTGGAGCTGTTGGAGGTATTGCTGGTGCTTTAGCTGGCGCCATGGGTGGTTTAGCGAGTTCAATGGAAGCTGCTTTAACTTTTGGCGAATTAATAGAAAAAAGATTAAAAGAAAAAGGTCAAGAGTTTACTGATGAAAATATAAAAGCTTTATTAGAAACTGAAGGTAAAGAAATAAGAAATAAATCTATAGGTAGAGGTTTAACTATTGGTGCTATAGAAGGTTTAAGTGGTGGATTAGCTGGTAAAGCAGCTGTTGCTGCTAAAGGCGCTGTTAAAGGAGCTAGAAGAGGAGCTTTGGCCGCTGGAACTGCTGGTATTGGAGTTGAGGCTGCGGGTGGTGCTACTGGTGAAATAGCAGGTAGGGCTGTAGCTGGTCAAGAAATGGATGCTGCTGAAATAGGTTTTGAAGCTGTAACAGGTACTGTAACAACACCTGTTAATGTTTCTGCGGCTTTATTAACAGCAAAACAACCTACATATAGATTAAATGGTGAAAACGTTACGTATGAACAAATGAAAGATTTTGTTGATACAGCTGATGATATAGATATTGCTAAAGCTGATATTCAAATGCGAAATGATTTTACTGGTGTTGGTAAAAAAGCAAAAGCAAAACAAGATGCTGCTATGGCTGCTGTATTAAAAACTGGTGATGTAGAAGTAATTGCCGAGGTTGGTAAGGCTGGATTAGAAAATAGAATAGCAGCAACTATAGAGCTAGCGAAACAAGGTAAACAAATAGCTAATGTAAAAGACTCGTTTGTTGTTGAAAACAATGAAGAAGCTGTAAAAGCTTATAAAGAATTACAAGATCAATACGGAAAAGACGTTATAAAAGATAAAGATGTAGCAAATGCTGATGGGTTTTTTGTTCCAACACCTGACGGTAACGTAATAATAATAAATAAAGAAATATCTGCTCAAACTGGCCAAATTAATGTTGGTGGACACGAGCTTTTACATGCTGTAGTTCAAAAACATTATAACTCCTTGTCGCCAGAAGCACGAGCTAAATTTATAAATGATTTTAAAAACACTATATCTAAAGAGTCTTTACAGTATATACAAAATATTATTGACGATAGAAACAAGGCTGGTGAAGATATAAAAGCTGATAGCGATGAATACTTAACTATATATTCAGATGGTATTGTTAAAGAACAAATAACTTACAACGAAGGTATATTTACTAAGTTTAAAAATTTTTTACAAAATATATTTAGAAAATTTGGTTATAACAAAGAGTTTGGTAGTGGTTTAGACACTTATAACTTCATGCGTGATTATAACAAAAACATAAAAGAGTTTAATAAAATTAGTCAAAGAGCTTTAGATGTTGCTGGTACTGAGGCTGTTGCTGGTGAAACAGCTTTTTCAAAACAAGCCTCTGATAAAGTACAAAGTATTTACGATGAAAAAGGTGTTGGTGGTGCCGTTGATATTATAAATGAGTTTAAGCCTATAGTTGGTAAAATAGTAGATAAACGTAAAGACGCACCTAATTTTGATAGACAATTATTAACTGACGAAATAGAAACTGGACAGCGTGGTATATTAGATTTAATTAGCGATTATAAACCAGATTCTGGCGTGCCATTAGCCGCTTATATAAATAAATTTTTACCAGCAAGAGCTATTGAAGCTTCAAGAAGAGTTTTAGGTGAAGAGTTTACTACAGACATTACAGAGGCAAAAACTGTTGCAGCTGAAGAAACAACTGAAGTAGAAGTTAAAGCTAAGCCAGTAAAAAAGAAAATAGTATTAGCAGACAGGTTGCAAGTTAAAAGTAAAGTTAACGAAAGTGTTAAAAAACAATTACCAAAATTAGATGTTAAAAATTTAACGTTTAAAAAGTTAAAAAATTTAGTACCTGATATAACTGGTGAGATGTTTGGTATATCGCCAAAAAAATTAAAAACACTTGCTAATATAACTAAAAAAGAATTACAGGCCGCGCAAATGTTTATTAATAAAAACGCAGATTTATTAATAGCTATGTTGCCCGAAGGATCTACGCAAAGTGGTACAGCTACAGGTGTACCAAATAGTTTGTTAAAAGCTTTTTACACTAAAACTGATAGAGCTAAAATGGCTAAAACAGGTAGTACATCAGGCTTGCCTATACAAGTTAAAAATAAAATTAATAGAAAAGAATTTTTAGAAGTGTTTGGTATTGTAAATGGTAAGCCAGATCGTACAGATAGAAACACATCTGCTAGAGTTTTATCTTTAGCTAATTTAACTGGTAAAATGATGAGTAATCAAGCGGTAAGAGAAAACTTACAACTTTTAGGTGATAGCAAGCAAACTATACAAAATATAAGAGAAGGTGCTTCTGAAGTAATGTTTAGCAAGTCTAATGTAGTTTTTCAAAAACACGGTTTACCTGATTTAAATATAAATGATTCTAAAAATGGTATTGAAAATTATAATTTGTTTTTAGATAAAATGTTTTTATTAGCAACTTATGGTAAGCCTAGTTTAATTAGAAGGGTTGATTTATATAATTTTGGTATTTCAAATGAAATAGTAAAAAAATACGCTAGAGAACAAACAAAAGAATTAGGAGATGTATTTACAATTGGTAAATCTAAATATAGAGTTTATCTTAGACCTGACGCTGAAAGCGCTTTAGGCAAAAGCGTAAAAGGTATAACAAAAGCTAAAGCTAAAAGGTATAATGAAGTTGGTAAGGCTAATTTTAATGATATGATAGATATGATTAAAAAAGCTGTAGAAGCAAATCCAAACGACAAAGAGCTTCACGCAGCTATTTTTATGTATTTATCAAGCGCTGTTAACGACACTTCACACCCTATGAGAGCTGGCGCTGAATACGTAGGTGGAGATATTACCGCTACTGGCAAAATAATATATGAACATGCTTTACAAAACGCTAATGTGCGAGATGTTATAATGGATGCTTTGTTAGATAAAAAACAAGACTTTAACAAAACGTTAAAAGCTATTAGAAAAAATTACAAGTTAATAGCATTAAGTGAAGCTGATGCAAAAGCTGTAGACGCTGCTACTTATATAGATGAAAACGGCAATTTAATAAAATATAAAAACGGCATGGGCGTTGGTTGGGATATATTTACTGACAATTGGTTTGATAGATATTTTAACTCAGATGTTAATATTGTAAATCCTAACAACCTTAGATTAATTAAAAATAACAAAACTTTTACGCAAGAATACAATGTTACTAAATCTGGTAAAGTAGAAGTAACTAAAAATATAAATAAAGTAAAAGTTTTAGACAAAGCTATTAAAATGTCTAGGTCTATAAAAGATACTAAAGGTATTACTATTTTAGATTTTGATGATACACTAGCTACAACAAAATCTTTAGTTAGATACACAGCGCCAAACGGTGAAACTGGTACTTTAAACGCTGAAGAATATGCTAGCACATATCAAGAGTTACTAAATCAAGGTTATAAATTTGATTTTTCTGAGTTTAACAAAGTAGTAAAAGGTAAAATAGCACCGTTGTTTCAAAAAGCGTTAAAGCTACAAAGCAAATTTGGTTCTAAAAATATGTTTGTTTTAACTGCTAGACCGCCTGAGGCTGCTAAAGCTATATTTGATTTTTTAAAAGCTAATGGTTTAAATATACCGTTAAAAAATATAACTGGCTTAGCTAATTCTACGGCTGAAGCTAAAGCATTATGGATAGCTGATAAAGTTGGCGAAGGCTATAATGATTTTTATTTTGCTGACGATGCGTTGCAAAATGTACAAGCGGTAGATAATATGTTAGAGCAATTTGATGTTAAACGTAAAGTGCAACAAGCTAGAGTTAAACTTAGTAAAACAATAAGCGATGACTTTAATCAAATACTAGAAGATGTAACTGGTATTGAAGCTTTTAAAAGATTTGATTTTATTAAAGCTAGAAAGCGTGGAGCTAGTAAAGGTAAGTGGAGATTTTTTATACCGCCATCTCATGAAGACTTTGCTGGCTTATTGTATAATTTTATGGGCAAAGGTAAAAAAGGTGATGCACATAGAGACTTTTTAGAAAAAACTTTAATTAGGCCTTTGAATAGAGCTAATAGAGAGTACGACACAGCTAGGCAGTCAATAGCAACTGATTATAAAAATTTAAATAAACAAATGCCTGATGTTAAGAAAAGGCTTTTGAAGAAAACTCCTGACGGTGACTTTGTTTATCAAGATGCAATAAGAGTTTATTTATGGGATAAACATGGTTATGATATACCTGGATTAAGCGAAGTTGACCAAAAAAATTTAGTTGAGTTAGTTAAGTCTGACGATAGATTACAGTCGTATGCTGACACTATAAACACTATATCAAAACAAGAAACTTATGTTGATCCTACAGACGGTTGGGATAGTGGTGATATACGTATGGATTTAGACGATGCTACGGGTAGAATTGGTAGAGCACAATTTTTTGAAGAATTTATTACAAATGCTGATATAATTTTTTCTACAGAAAATTTAAATAAAATAGAAGCTGGTTATGGTAAAGGTGTTAGAGAAGCTTTAGAAGATATGCTTTACAGAATTAAAACAGGTAGAAATAAACCTACAGGCCAAAGCGGTATGGTTAATCAACTTATGAACTGGGTTAATGGATCTGTTGGTTCTGTTATGTTTTTTAACATGAGATCAGCATTACTTCAGCAAATGTCATTAGTTAATTATATAAACTTTGCAGATAATAATATATTTGCAGCAGCTAAAGCTTTTTCAAACCAAAAACAATATTGGAACGATTGGTCTTATATATTTAATTCTGACATGCTTAAGCAGAGAAGAGGTGGTATTATGACTGATGTAAACGGCGCTGAACTTGCTGCTGAAATGCGTAAGTCTAAAAGTCCTCACAGGTTTTTAATATCTAAATTATTAAAGTTAGGATTTTTACCTACTCAAATTGGTGATAATATAGCAATTGCAACAGGTGGTGCTACGTATTATAGAAATAGAATAAACACTTATTTAAAAGAAGGTTTAAGTAAAAAAGAAGCTGAAAATAAAGCATTTACAGATCTTCAAGATATAACACAGTCAACACAGCAGTCTGCTAGGCCTGATATGGTATCACAACAGCAAGCTTCTATTATTGGTAAAGTTATATTAAACTTTCAAAATGTAACTTCACAATTTAATAGACTTGGTAAAAAAGCTTTTTTAGATATTAAAAATAGAAGAACAACACCACCTAATAAAACTTTATTGCAAAGTGATATATCTAATTCAGCTAGAATAACATATTATTTTGCAGTTCAAAACGCTATATTTTACACATTACAAACAGCTTTATTTGCCATGATGTTTGATGATGATGAAGAAGACAATAATAATTTGTTTTTAAAGAAAAAAGAAAGATTAATAAATGGTAGTATTGATTCTGTATTAAGAGGTACTGGTATTACGGGCGCGGTTATTTCTACATTAAAAAATACCGCTATTGCTTGGCAAAGGCAAAGAGATATTAATTACAACCCAGACGAAAGCGCTGTTGTAGTAGAAGCTTTAAATTTTTCACCTGTATTAGGTATTAAAGCTAGAAAAATAGTTAATGCAGAAAAAACTTTAAATTATAATAAAAAAGTAATAGATGAGATGGGTGATTTTGATATTGATAATCCACAATGGTCTGCTTATACTAATTATATAGAAGGTTTTACAAATGCACCGCTTAATAGATTATACAACAAAACACAAAACGTAAGGCAAGGGTTTAATAATGAACATGAAGCTTGGGAAAGAATGTTGATGTTTTTAGGTTGGAGTCAATATAACCTTAATCTTGAAAATACTAAAATAGAAAATATTAAAAAACAAATTAAATCTAAAAAAACTAAAAAAGGTGGTTTACCAGCTATAGGATCTTCTAAGAAAAAATTAAAACCAATAGGTAGTTCTAAAAGAAAACTAAGACCAATAGGAAGCAACTAAATGAAAAAACTTCTGATACTTTTTTTATTAGTTTCATGTGCAAAAGAAGTTGATGACCTTGGCTTTAGAGTTTATACAATACCAGCTGGTGAACATAGCTCAGGTAGTTTTTTAAACCACCCAGATAACTCTAGAATAAGTTTTCAATTTATATTAGATGAGTCAGCTATATACACTAGTCAAATACCAGAAAACCAACACGACGTAAATAAAATATACGGCATGAGTGACTTTGGTTTGCGTCATCAAAAATACTCTATAAGGCTTGGCTGGAGATATATAAACAATAATCTAGAGCTTTGCTGGTTGCGCCATGAAGAAGGTAGACATAGTTCTGCTACAATAAGAACTATAGAGCCAGATGTAATTTATGACGCTACAATTGATATAAAAACGTTTT